ATGATACTGTCACAATTATTACCGATAGCAGTGGAGGATTTCAAGCTGCTGAAGTAGCCTTCGTAAAAGAAGTTACAAGTACTACTGCAGCTAAGTTTGTCTATGGTAGAGTATTTGAACCAGCATCTAGATTAGCGCTAAGTGATATTGCGGCTGGTTCAGTTGTCGGAGTATTGAGAGGAAGTCTCGATGGTCTTCATAGATTTACTGCTGGTGATCAGTTAATGCACTTTAATGCAGATAACCAAGGGCGATACAAAAGTTATCAAATAGGACCAGGCTCTGAGGTTGGTGCAGATTGTATTGCAATTGGAAAGAACGTTTATAATAAAGACGCTTCAACAATTAAGATCGGTTACGATAATAATATGTTGAATATTGATTCTGCTGGAATTGATGTTGCAGGAACAATTAATGCTACTGGAAATATTACAGGAACTCTTGGAACTGCAGCTCAAGCAAATATTACAAGCGTTGGCACATTAACAAGTTTAACAGTTTCTGGAAACATAACCATTGATTCACAAACACTAACGGTCGATTCAACTAATGATCGAGTTGGTGTGGGGGCTGGCAGTGCACCTTTATCGAAATTACACGTAAGAGACACATCGAGTGGTAATCTCGTTCGACAGCTTCGATTAAGTAATGAATCGGAAAGCGACGGCACGGGAGCTGGTATCGTATTTAATATGACTCAACTGGAAAATCCTCCAGTGCCTTATGTTAACGCTGCGATAGACAGTTTTAAAGATTCATCGAGAAGCGGGAATCTAGTATTTTCTACTAGAGAAACTAACACTGGTGGTGATGCTGCTGTTATTGAAAGAATGCGTATTAACGGATCAGGTGAAGTTGGCATTGGTAAGACTGCTACTGCAGGAGTTGAATTAGATGTTAATGGTGATATTAAAGCAAGCGGAAGTATTACACCAGGAATATTTGCAGATGCAAGTGCGAGAGATACAGCTATTAGTTCACCCGCAGCTGGCATGATGGTATTCTTAACTGCAGGTACTAAATTCCAAGGTTATACCGGTTCAGCTTGGGTTGATCTTAATTAAGCACACCTAGTCTAATCATCACTTAATGATTAGTTCGTAATGTATAAATAGAACCATGGCTAAACCTAATTCAAGACAAACATTAATCGATTATTCTCTTCGAGCCTTAGGTGCTCCGGTAATTGAAATTAATGTTGACGAAGAACAATTAGAAGATCGTGTTGACGAAGCTTTACAGTTTTATCAAGAGTATCATTCTGATTCTATAGTGCGGAATTATCGTAAACATCTTGTTACAGATTCTAGTTTAACGGTTGCAGATTCATCGGTTTTTGCAGTAGGTAATGCTGTAAAAGGTGAAACATCTGGAGCTATAGCCGTTATAGCTTCTATTCCAGATTCTACAACATTGCGCTATACCGACGTTACTGTAAACGGAGCTGGATTTGTTGTAGAAACAATTACGAACGGGTCAGAAAGCACAACGGTTTCAGTCGTAACAAAAGGTGATGTTGAAAACGGTTATGTCGAAGTACCTGATTCGATGATATTCGTGAACAGCATATTTCCAATTCAGTCGAGCTCATCACAATCGGGAATGTTTTCAATTGAGTATCAAATGCATTTGAATGATCTTTATAATCTCCGACATCCTGGAGTTTTGATTGATTACGAAATGACAAAGCAATACATGTCTTTGATCGATCTTAAAATTAATGGCATGAGTCAGAAAAGTACATTTTCTCGGCATCAAAATCGAATCTATATTGATGGAGATGACATGAAAGCAGGACTGTTTATTATTGTTGAAGGTCATGAAATTTTAGATCCTGATACATATACAGATGTATACAACGATATGCTTTTAAAGAAATATCTTACAGCTCTCATTAAACGCCAATGGGGATTAAATCTTATTAAGTTTGAAGGAATGCAACTTCCAGGTGGAGTCACACTTAACGGCCGTCAAATCTATGATGATGCGACTCAAGACATCGAAAAGATCGAAGAAACAATGCAATTAACTTATGAAAAACCAACTGACTTTTTTGTTGGATAATGTATTATGCCAAGAAACGTTTATTTTTCTCATGGTACTCAAGGCGAGAAGCATCTATATGAAGATATAATTATAGAGAGTCTTCGTATATATGGGCATGAGTGCTACTATATACCAAGAACTATCGTAAATGAAAGCTCTATCTTTAATGAAGAAGAGTTGAGTAAGTTCGGAGAAGCATACATGATTGAAATGTATGTCGACAGCGTTGATGGTTATGAAGGCGATGGCAATCTTTTAAGTAAGTTTGGATTAGAAGTAAGAAACCAAATCAGTTTTGTTCTATCGCGTAAACGCTGGGATAATTTAATTGGTAAATTTGGCAATGCTCCTAATGAATTAATTAGACCAAATGAAGGAGATTTAATTTATCTACCTCTGGTTAAAGGTCTATTCGAAATTCGATATGTCGATGGTGATACACCATTCTATCAACTTCAAAATATGCCGACGTATAAACTTACGTGTGAGCTGTTTGAATATAGTAATGAAGCGATCGATACTGGTGTAGAAGAAATTGATTTAATCGAAACAAATTTTGCAAGTCGGACAACACTTACTCTTGGAACTGGAACTGGTTCGTTTATCGTAGGAGAAAATATTACACAAACATTAAGCAGTTCTCCAGAAGTTATTATTAATGGAGAAATAGCTGAGGTAAGAAATAACGAAGTTGACGTAGTTGGTATATCTTCAAGCGATGGAACGAATGTATCGTTTAGTATAACAAGTGGTATAGTTGGTAATTTAGTAGGAGAAAGGTCAGCTGCATCCTATCCAATTACTCTTAAAGATTCATTCACACCAATAGATACAAACGATGCATTTGCAGATAACGAAGAATTCGAATCGATCGGCAATAACTTTATTGACTTTTCAGAGATTAACCCATTCGGCGAGGTAAATATTAAATAATATGTTAGACGGAGTACATTTTTATAATCAGACATTAAAGAAGTCTGTAGCAGTTTTCGGAACGATATTTAATAATCTTAAAATCGTTAAAACTGGAGCATCTGAAACTCGTGTGCCTTTAGCATATGGACCAAGGAGTAAATTCCTTGCACGTATCAATCAAGACAGTAGTTTAGAAGATCAGAAACTAGCGATTAAGTTGCCGCGTATGAGTTTTGAAATTACATCTATTGATCGTGATAGTTCATCTGCTTTAAATAAGGGTAACTTAAAAAGATTTGATATAGCAGGAACAGAGCTAAGTAAAAATACACTTAGACAATCAGTGCCGTATAATCTTGGAATGCAGCTAAATATTATGGCTAAAACTCAAGATGAAGCTTTACAGATATTTGAGCAGATTCTACCAACGTTTGTTCCTGAGTATACCGTTGCTATTAAAGATATGGATGGTACTGGAAACTCTGTCGATGTACCAATTATTTTAACAGGAACAACATTCGAAGATGACTATGAAGGTGATTTTAGCACACGTAGAACAATTGTTTATAGTTTAGAATTTCAAATGAAAATTCGCTTTACCGGTAGAGTTACAATCAAGCCAGTTATTAGAACGATTACAGCAGACTTATATAATAGTTCAACAGCAAAATCTTCACAGACAGCAATTGATCGAGTGAAGACCGAGTTAGGTACAGTTAATGATACTCCTGGCAATTTTACAACCAATACTACATTTGGATTTGATGATGCATAATACTAAAAAAGATATTTTAGCAGCTCTTGAAACAAACCTTCCACAACAATTAAAAAAGATAAAAACTGAGGTAGCTCAGGCAGAAATCGTTGTTGATACTGAGGAAGATTACGCATACTCAAGAGAGAAAATAAAGGACCTGATTGAAAAGGCTGAAGAAGCTATTGATAATATGATGGCTCTTGCAAGTGAGACTGAACACCCAAGAGCATTTGAGGTTCTTGCAGGAATGTTTAAGACCACGACTGATATGATGGATCAGCTTATAACTTTACAAAAGAAAAGAAAAGAACTAACCCAATCTGAAGGACAGAAACCTGGCGAGTCAGGTAATACTACAAATAATGCGATTTTTGTCGGTTCTACTACTGAACTACAAAAGTTTTTGAGTAATAATAATGACAATAATTAATGGTGAATCTGGGTATTTGGGAAATGCTCTCGTTAAGAGAGACGGTATTAACCAAAACTTTACAGAAGAGCAGGTATCTGAATATGTGAAGTGCATGAAAGATCCTATATACTTTGCTGAGAAGTATATTAAGGTGATATCGCTTGACGATGGTCTTGTAAAGTTCAAGCCCTATGATTATCAAGAGAAGATGTTTAATCATTTTAATGATAATCGATTCTCTATTATTCTGGCGTGTAGACAATCAGGCAAATCTATTAGCACTGTCATCTATATTCTATGGTATGCTATCTTTCATCCAGAAAAAACAATTGCTATTCTAGCCAATAAAGGTGCAACTGCGAGAGAGATGCTATCACGTGTTACACTTGCACTCGAGAATCTGCCATTCTTCCTTCAGCCTGGTTGTAAAGCACTTAACAAAGGTAATATAACATTCGCGAATAATACAAAGATTGTTGCAGCTGCGACATCTGGTTCTTCTATTCGTGGTCTATCTGTAAATCTTCTTTTCCTTGATGAGTTTGCTTTCGTTGAGAATGCTGCTCAGTTCTATACATCTACATATCCTGTTGTTTCAGCCGGTAAAGAAACAAAGGTGATTATTACATCAACTGCAAATGGTGTTGGCAATGTGTTTCATAGGTTATACGAAGGAGCTGTACAAAACACAAATGAATTTAAAGCGTTTCGTGTTGATTGGTGGGATGTTCCTGGTCGAGATCAAAAATGGAAAGATCAGACGGTATCAAACACATCAGAATTACAGTTTGAACAGGAGTTTGGCAATTCATTCCATGGAACTTCGAATACACTTATATCATCAAATACTCTTTTAAACCTGAAAGCACACGCACCACTAAATATTAGGAACGATGTGTCTTTCTATGAGAATCCAATTGAAAATGGTCGATATATAATGACGGTTGATGTTTCAAAGGGTAGAGGTCAGGACTATTCTACATTTAACGTTATTAAAATGGATGAAGATGGGTTCCATCAGGTGTGCACATATCGAAACAACCTGATTTCTCCGATGATCTTTCCAGATATAATTGTAAAAATAGCATCTTTATATAACGACGCGCTTGTGATTATAGAGAATAATGATGCTGGTCAAGTTGTGTGCAATCATGTATATTACGATTACGAATATGATAACACGTTTGTTTCGTCCTCAGTTAAATCAAATGGTATTGGCGTAATGATGACAAAGCGAGTTAAAAGAATTGGGTGTTCGAATCTAAAGGACATTATTGAATTAAGCAAGTTGCGTTTAGTTGATGCTGATACAATTGATGAGTTAACCACATTTGAAATCAGGAAAGGAAGCTACTCAGCAACTGTTGGAAATCATGATGACTTAGTTATGAACTTGGTTATGTTTGCATGGTTTGTATCTTCCGACGCTTTTGGTGACTTAAGCGACATAGATCTCAAATCTTTGCTATACGAAGATAAGGTAAAACAAATGGAAGAAGATATTACACCGGTTGGTATTATTGATGATAAACCATTAGAAGGAAGTCAGTCTATATATGAAGATATGGTTAACGACCTCAATACATGGAAAAATCTCTAAAAAGCTTTAAGTATAAATAGAAATCTAACCGATTTGAATTACATCTTATTATGCAACTTATCAATCAACAATAACTGAAAAAAAAGGAAAAAACATGGGTTTTCAAGTATCACCTGGAGTCGAGGTTAAAGAAATCGACTTAACTAATGTAATACCAGCAGTATCTACCTCTATTGGTGGATATTCAGGGTATTTTCGTTGGGGTCCAGTAAATCAGATTGGCCTAGTAAGTTCTGAAAAAGAACTTGCTGGTAAATTTGGTTCACCAGACGCCGCACACACACAATCTTTCTTGACTGCTGCTTCATTCTTGAAGTATGGCAACGCACTGAAGGTCGTTCGCGCTGGAGACAGCACTATGAAAAATGCATCTGCTGGCACATTTGAAGTACCAAGCGGTGGCATTGAAGGAGTAGCAATTGCATCTATACCATCACAATTTGTGGGTGTAGATGGAACTGAAACATTATCAATCACAGAAACAACTACATCTGCTGGCACTGGAGCAACAATTGCACCACGCTATGATGTAGGTACACCGACTGGAGCTTCTGGTTATAAACTAGCAGCCGGAGATGCTGTTGACGTAGATAGTTGCACAGGCGGAAACACACCTGCTGGAGCAACTAATTTTACAGTTACTGTCCAAGGTGTAGACGTGTTGATTACAATTACTGGTGGAGATAACTTTTCGACAGCTACTGCTGTTGTAGCATCTACTCAAGCTGATGTTTACCTTCCTTCTAACAACAACTCACCATTCACTATAACAAGTGGTTCAGATACTATTACAGGCGGTCAGATTGAGAATACTGTTCTCAATGCTGGTGCAGTGACAATTACAACTGCAACTGCAGGTGTAGCTGTTGGTAATATTATTACTGTTTACACAACGGACGGTGTTACATCTTCTCCTTCCTTTACTGTTATTGTATCGGATGCTGATGGTTCTGGTGCTGGAGTTGTTCCTGCATTTACTCTTAATAGTGGTGTTGCGACAATCAGTGATTTCGATACATTCCCTACTAGAACTACTGGACTTCAAGCATTTACTGCAGCCGGTGTTCTAATTCCTGGAT